TACTGTTTTAGTATTTGGTTTTGATCTTTTCTGAACTCCGTAAGTTGGGGTGATCGAGGGAAAGGTAGCCATTATGCAAGTAAACCTCCAGGACGTTTTTGTTTGATTAATTCAGATTGTATAGCAGTGGCTATAGCAGATCCAAAAGCATTTGCCTGTTCTTCATCACCTTCAACAGAAGATCCAGAAGCATCTACATTTATTACTATATTTGTAGATCCTCCCATTGCGTTATTTGGAACAATAGTACCTGCTCTATCTGGTACGAATAGCTCTGGACCACGTTCTCCAACTATTGAAGCTCTGCCTACTGGTGGTCTGCCTCCATCTGCAAACGTAGGAAATCCTTTAACGCTTCCTACAAATTGACTTGATGTACCAACCGATGTACTTCCAAAGTTTTTAAAAGAACTACCAAAACTAAAAGCACTTCCTAAACCTTGACCAACAAGACTAAGTAAACCTTGTTGAAATTGATTTGCCATCATTCTTGCTGCTGTTTTTATAAAATGATCTGCCATTGCATTTAACATATTTCTAAACGCATCTCCAACAGACATTGTTCCTCTAATTATTCCTACAAATGAATCTTCAAATGATCTAGCCATTGTTTCAGAAAGAGTTATTACTTGAAATATAGGGTTTGTTAATTTTTTCATTTCATCTTGAAGATCTTTAACTTTATCTGTAATAGCACTAAAAGCTAATACTCCCGACTGACCAAACTGACCTTGTGCCTCATTTGTTAATCCAAGTAACTCTCTAAACTGTCTTAAAGCCTCTGTAAAGTTTTTTTGTCTTTCTAATTTTTCATTATCAAATTTTTCTTGAATTTTCCTTGCTCTTTCTATACCAAATCTAGCTGCACCTCCTTCTTGTCCAGTTATTGCATCTTCTGAAGCTGCCAATCTATCTAAAAATGTAATTTGTTTAGCTTTTGCTACTGCAATATCATTTTCTGCTTTTGCTCTAGCTTCTGCTAAAGCTAATTCAACTACTCCAGCATTGTTTGATAAATTTTGTTGCTGTAATTCAATGGCTCGTTGAACTCCAATTTGTTTTCGTGCTTCAAATATTTGATTAGCTAGTTTTGCCTGTCTATTAGCTGTTGCAATTCCTTGAAACGCACTAGAATCCGAACCAAAAATACTTGTTAAAGATTTAGCAATACTTCCAGAACCAAACTCACTAAATGCTCCTAAAACAGCAAAGGCTTCTTCTTTTGTAATCCTCATCCGTTTAGCAACTTCATCTATATCTTTAGAAGTTAGTTGTGCGCTAGAACTAACACTTGTAAATTTAACATTCAAAGCTCCTAAAGATTCGTTGAATTTTTGATTTTTATCAATTGCAGAACCTATAGCCGTACCGAGTATTGATAATGCGAAACCAAATTGTCCTCCTATTAAGCCACCTGCTGCACCACCAAGTCCACCACCAACTGCTGCTGCACCTGTTTGTCCGAAAAGCAAAGGGAACGCTCCACCAATAATTGCACTACTAGCTGTACCTCCGATTTTACCCGCTATTCCTTTTCCTATAGACGCTTTGCCAGTTTGTCTTTTAGCTCTAGCTAGTTTTAACTCTGCTGCAATTTCATTTCTAATTAATTGAATATTCTGTCGATTTATTTGAATACCTTTCTTTTTTAAATTTTGTATTGCTCTAAACTCTATTTTTTGCCTTGAATACGCTTTGTTCAATCTTTGTTCTTTATCTATAACATCACCTATCGCTTTAAAATATCTTTCTGTCCCTATGGCAACTTTATTTAGATTACCTTTTGATTGAGACAAGACTTGATTTAAAGTCTTAAAAGAATTTGGTAATGTTTTACTTTTCTTATTAGCTAATTTATTTAAGGTTGTTATCTCTTTACTTAAAGCAGTAGTTTCTGCACGAGCAGCTTTTAATTCTTTAGCACCTTTTACAGCAATAGCAATATCAACACTATAATCAGCCACTTCTTAAAAATTAAAAGATTTATCTTATTGTACCCTTTTTACCTTTTAAAGCACTACTTCTCTGTGATTCTTGTCGTTGTTTTTCAAAATTTTCATATTCTATTTCTGAAAAAGCCATCCATCCTATCAATTCTTCAATAGTCATACTTTCAGATAATTCAGCTACAGTCTTTCCTAATTCCTTCGCCAATGAAAATATAAACTGCCAATTATTCTTCCCTTTTCAATTCGGCTTTAGCCTCTTCCACCCCCTTAGTCTGACCAGCTTCTATCATCGCCAGTTGTATTTCCTGCAAAATATTAGCTTCAACTTCTCTTCTTAATGAAGCTTTGTCACCATCTTGAAAAAGTCTATTACCATCTTTATCTAATGCTTTTGTAATCATCAAAGCTAATGCAAAATCATTTACATCATCAGCATTTGATTTCTTTTGTATTGACTCTCTTTCAGCAATGGTAAGTGGATGCCAATAAACAGTCAGTATTATCGCTCCATCCTTCTTTACATCATGTTGATATAGCTGGCTTACACCAAAACTATTTTTCAGAAGTTCAATCGCTCTTGTCATAAAATAAGTATTGCTACTTTATTATACTAGGCGTTTGTAGAAAATTGGCAAGAGATGATACCCACAAAATGACTTCTATCTTCTATTTCAAGCATTGTTGGGCCATTTATATCCTGCACTCTTGGTTTTACGCTAAAAGTATCAACATAAGTTGATGAATTTACAGAAGTGAGACCATCAATCACTGTTTCAGCTATAGCTGATAAATCTTTAGTACCTTTACTTTTTGGAACGTAAATATTACATTGAATAACTCCAGAATAATAATTTGAAGCAGCACCTTGATTTTGTAATGTAGATTGGGCAAAGTTTACTGTAATAGTTACATACTTTTCTAATTTACCTGACTTAGTAAAAGTAACATTGTCATAAACCATTGAGATAGTAGGATCTACATCTTTTACTGCATCTGTAACCGCTTTTTCAAAAGCGGCTCTTGCTTTTACTAAAGTCATAAGACATCTCCATAACCAATCCCTGAATCAAGACCACCAAAACCTCCTGTTTCTCTTCCAAGTAAGAATAATTTACCTTTTTTCTCTTTCATGTTTTCTTTAATAATTTGACCCATACGACCTTGAACGAAATTTTGTATTTTACCTCCCTCTAAAGCATAAGAGGCATACTTAACAGTATTACCAATAAAAACAGTTTTTTTAATATTAAATGTTCTTGTTACTTTAAATCGTGGTTGTATTTTTGG